AAGCTTATTAAGTGCTTCGTTTCTTTGTTCTATTAATACAGCAATATAAGTTTGTGTATTTATTTCTTGTTCAGACATAATGTGTTTTCCTTAGTATGTGTTCTCCAAGTGCTTTTTATTCTCTAGCTTCTTCTTCCTCTTCTTGTTCTGGCTCATCCCCTAAGATTTTTACGCCATAACCAGCGTCCCTTAGAAAAATACGAATTTCCGATATTGGCCTAGACCAAGCCATGTGTGTAATTACATTTCCCCAACCATAAGCAGATACCATACTAGGAACACCAATTAATTCATATTCCCTACGAGGACTATACACATATAAAGCACCTCCTGAGTTTCCGAAAATTATAGGTGCACTTGCTAAATACAGGTCATTACCATGTGTATCTTTTCCATAACCAGATAGTAATCCCATTGTCGGAAAAGGGGGCTTACCTAACCCTGCCCCAACAGCGTAGACTGTTTGAAAAATCCAAGGACCGTCATCTTTATCTTCTGGATATATTTTAGCTACATGAGGCATCTGGCGTTCTGTATCTTCTACCTGTAGCAAAGCCAAATCCCTACTTTTATCGTAAGCTACAATATTAGCAATCCTACCAATAGTTCCTACCGCTATACTAAAATTATTGTATTCCCACAAATCAATGTTTACAGGCCGTCTATTCTCTACCTCTATGTGTTCTTTTTTCTCAGAGTTCCAAACTTTGTTCAATTGTACATAGTTTTGAACTACATGCCAATTGGTTAGAACATAACTTTCATAATCAAGCTCTTCATTTTGTTCAGAATAGATAACCGTCCCAGACCCTGACCCGTTACCTAACCTTACAAGAACAGTAGGGTACAACATTTCAAGGTGTTCTTGTTCAGGAACAACCCCACTTTTTTTAGGATTGGCAAATGCTGCAGTTGAAGCTACCGTAATAGCTATAGATAATAGAACAGCAGAAAGTATTTTCATTATTCACCCCTTTGAAATTGTAATTATTTTCTCTTTGTCTTCTTTTGGAATAACTTTTTCTAAGTCTATCTCAAGTAGCCCATCTTTCAATTTGGCGTTTTTAACTTCCATGTTAGATGCTAGACAAAAGTCTTTACGAAAACTTCTATTAGCAATACCCTTCCATGTATAATCACAATTACTCTTTTCTTGTTTGGTAGCACATATACTAAGTGTATTCTTTTCTATAGTAACTGTCAAGTCTTCAGATGAAAATCCTGCAACAGCCATTGATAATTTATATTCATTATCTTCTATTTTTTCCACATTATAAGGTGGATAGGTTGTTTTATTTACATTCATAAACATTTGATCGAACATACGATCAAAACCAATAAACATTTTTGATAAATCATTCATAGTAACCTCCTGTAAATCTATACAGTACTCCTGTTACAGCAAGTACTGAATAATTAAGTTATATTTTAGGTAAACGGAAGTGCTAAAGTGCCATCACCAAAAATAACACCATCGACGAGCCACTTGGAATCGCTTGCAGCTAAATAAGTCAAGCGACTACCTATAAAACGTCCTAGAGTGTCTCCACTTGCAACGAATTGGTGATCAGCAGCAGCAGGAGTAGACCAGCCAATTGTAGCACCTGCGTTAACAGCTACATGGCTATCTACATTATCTTTGTCTACAATCCAACAACCACCTTGTAAAGTATCATCACTTGAAGCTGCATCGATCTGCCAAGTTCCAGTGAAAGTAGTTGTTACGATAAAGTCAAAGAAATATCCTGCAGCAGCAGCAGGTAAAGTAATAGTAATACCTGCTGCACGATCTAAAGTGAAAATTTTACCCGAATCAGCCGCAACTAAAGTCTTGGTAGAATCTGTAATAGCTTCTACAGTCCTACGAAGACCAGAAACAGTTATCAACGGGGCATTTCCAGCAGTAAAATCATAACTGCTTGCATACTGTGGCACCTGCAAAAACCTATTGTTTAGGTCAGTTGTCATAGAAACCATTAGTACATCTCCTTAGTTAAAGTTAAGGAATGGGGAGAGAACTAGTCCCTCCCCAATCCAGTTAGTTTAGAATGTTACTGCTTGAAGCGGATCAGTTTCATCTACACCCGAAATATCTGCAAGAATTACATATACTCGAACTTTACCAGTTGAAACGTCATTCGCACCTGCACCTACTTTAACATCAAGCGTATCTGTAGCAGTAACACGATTGGAAAAAGTAGTAACAGCCGTATAATCCACATGACCATTAGAACCTGCAGCAGCGTAACCAGTAGAAGAAGCATCATGCCCATCTACAAAGTCATCACCTGCAGCAAAGTCAATGTCAAGAACAGGGCTAGTACCATTAAGAGCGGTAATAACCTCTGCACCAGCATGGATAATATAGACTTCAGCCGGAATATCAATCACTTGAATGATATCATCAGCAGTTAACGCACTGACACCGCCAGCCGTGCAAACAGCAGCGATATCGACAGTCTTTTCAAGGACGTAAACACCCCTTTTACGAGAGGGATGTCCAGCAGTACCTTGACCGGTTGTATGATCATAAGTAGCCATTTTTAATTCCTCCCTTAATCAATTAGGATGTGTTCAACGAGCAACGCCTTAGACCGAATAACTTTACGCCCAAAGACATGCAATCCACGAACGATATCCGCAAAGGAATCAGGATCGCGAACTACTTCAGTCTTAGCAATATGCGAAGCAGTAGAAACTGCAGACATATGGCCTGACAAGACCTTGTAGTAGTTACTTGTCGAAGAATCGGCAAAGTTATTAGTCATGTAGCATGAAAATCCCTGGATTTTACCCGCATGGATTTTGCCGTTACGCAAAGGTGAAACGCTATCCCCAGTCACAGACGAATCCATGAGCTTACTGGAAGTTTGTCCAGCTTGCTCCCAGAATTGCGGTGGAGCTAGAAACCAGCGATTTTCCTCTGGTACATCATTTGAGTTTAAACGCCTAGCATGATTAGCTAGGATATTCACAGGGTCAACTTCACTTGCAGCAAAACCAACATCCTGTCCCGAACCGTCAGAACCAACTGTAGTTCCCGCACCGGAAACCATAGCAGCAATGACGTTAGTATCGAACTCGTTCTTCAGTGCATAAGCACCAGAACTAGTAGCAAGAGATTCCCAATTAACATGGCTCTGCCGCTCTTCAATGTCATCGACTTTGAAAGCAAAAGCATTGCCCTGGTCAACTACCAGAGTTAGCTGGTCATCTTGCAAGTCCTGGGGACTTAGAACTGAACCGCGAGTGTACGAGGAGACAGTAATGGTAGGCTCTTTGATGATTTTAACCGTGTCGCCAAAGTTTTCAATTTCTCCTGCATAGTCGGTGTTTGTAATATCTTCAACAACCGAGGCCGTGCGGAAGAATTTAAGAACTTTTTGGCTATAGATAGCAGGTACCCAGTTTCCGTTTGGAAGACTAGCGTACCCACCAGCACTGGAAAAAGCCATAACTTATTCCTCCTAGTTAAGGTTCAAGTCTACCCTCTCGCCTAGCTAAATCTATATCCTTTTCGTGTTTTTCAAACTCCCAAGGCTTCATCTTTTCAATTTCTTGTAAAGACCAAGTTTTCTTATTTCCTTTGGTTTGTACAGTTCGTTTTGTAGTCTTGGTTATAGATTCAGCAGCCTTTGAGGGTTTACCTTTATTTTTCTTCTGAACAGTACCACCATCAGCTTTGTAAAGATCGATTACACGAGCGGCCCATTTAAAGTCTGTACCGTTTTTAAGTACACCATCCGAAATGCTTTCAGGCTGGTCTTTCAACCATTCTATGAAATTTTCATCTTCTTTTATTTCGTAGAAATCTGAATGTAAAGAAAGTAACTCTTGCTCGGCTGTTCTCTTTAAAGCATCCTGTTCTTGTTCTCTTAGAACTTGTAGACGCTCTTCAATATTTTGAACTCTAGAGTCAGCATTTTGCATCGAGATAGTTTCGACTATACCGTAGACATCTGGATAATTTTGCTTGAACTGTTCTAACTCTTCTGCAGTTTTCGGCACTTTTACATTTTCAGGATTATTTGCCCTTAACTGTGCACCTAGAGTTTCTTGTTCTTGCTTCCATTCATTGAGCTTTCGATCATAATGGGTTTTTAAATCATCGTATCTCTTTTTATAGTCGTGTTCTGGTTTACTTTCTTGGTTTAGAAATCCTTCTTGTACAGGAGTAGCTTCTTCTTGAGAAGTGTCCTGTGGATCAGGATCATTCAAATGCTTTTTGTATTCATTTTGGTATGGGGTAGGCTCGTTAACTTCACTTTCTTCTACTTCAGTAGTATTGTCAGTCATAGTTCCTCCTTTGGGGCCAGCTTTGCTGGGTAGCCTCTGCAGGTTGTTGAAGACGGGGCCGCTATTATTGTGCAGGTAGCCGTCCTAGTTCTTCTCTCCATTCTTGAAATGGTTTATCCCAATCTTGTTGGGGTAATGTACGAGTACCTGTAGAAATATTAGAACCTACAAACGATTTATCTTTTTCTTCTTTTTCAGTTTGAGGTTTTACATCTAGTAAATTTACAGGCTCATCTGGCTGTATTTGAGCATACATTTCTTTATTTGGACTACTTACAAAAGATCTATTTTCATCTAGTAATTCAGGTTTAGAAACAGGCATAGGCACAAAAGAATCTGAATCTTTT